CGGGCTGCTCGGATTGCCTTGTCGGCGATTGCCGTTGCGTGGAGGTGGCGAGTGAGTAGCCGGGCTGTCCCGCATGAGCTGGCCCAGCGGCGGATCTACGGCACGCCTCGGGGCCTGCCGACGGTTCTGCTGTGTCACGCAACGGAGCGGTACTGCGGCCGGGCGCCGTGGGTGGCGAACACGTGGCCGGAGTACGAGCGGGCTGAGGCCGAGCGGAGGGCGCACGAGGTGTTCTGCGCGACGCGCGCCCAGCTTGCCGTAGCCCGCTGATCAGCATGCCGGCCCGACGGACACCTGGGGGTTCTTCAACCGCGGCGCGGGGGTGGCGTCCGCGTTGTAGCCGGGGTTGTCGCTCGCCCACGCGGCCTCGGTGCAGTACCCGGCGTCGGTCGGGGAAGTGTCCTGGAGCGTTTGGAAGGTCGGCTCGCAGTTCTGCAGGTTGTAGTTGCCGAGGACTTGGGCGGTGGCTGGCTGGCCTGGGGTGACGTAGCGGACGATCACGTCGCGGGTGGGTGAGCAGCTCGGGTGCGTCGATGGTGAGGGCGTCGAGGTGGCCGGGGTGGGTGTACTGCTGGAGGGCGGCGCGCCGGCGGTGGTCGCGGCGCTGGAGCAGGCTGCGGCGCTGAGCATGACGCTGGCGGCCGCGAGGGCTGTGAGGGTTCTGCGCATGCGCTGAGGATGGTGCTCGGTGTCGGCTGGGCGCAGTGGTGTTGCCGGGTTGTGACCAGGAGGCGGGCGTGAACCGGGCGGAGAAGCGGCGTCGGAATCGCGCGACGGGGTGCTGTGTGTGCTGCCTGTCGATGCCGATGGGCGATCGCGTGTTGTACCTCGGCGGTGTCGCGCATGAGGCGTGCGCCCGGGCGGACCGGGAGCGGCGGGACGAGCAGACGCGGCAGCAGACTCTGACCTGGTGCGAGCGCATGGAGCGAGCCGCGGCCCGGATCGAGGCGCGGGCGTCGGCTGCCCGGGTGGGATTGTGGGTGCCGTGAGATGAACACTTACACCGTGGCGTACTTCCCGCCCGGCGTGACGAGCGCCCCGGTCCCCTTGTCGCAGGAGGCCGCTGACTGGGAGTCCGACGGGGAGTGGGTGCTGTTCTTCGACGACTCCACGCCGAAGCAGGTCGTTCTCGCCGTTCCGCTGCGCCTCAACCCGATCATCACCCGCGGCGTGCCCGCGTGAACGCCGAGCCCGAGGCCGAGGAACTGTCGTGGGCGGAGGTGTACCGCGTCAACGACTGCGGCGGATGCGGCAAACCCGGTTGCGGCCGCTGCGTCAACCGCTTCCTCGCCTATCTGAGAGCGAACGGCACGCCACCGCAGCAGGGAGGCGCCCAGTGAGCGAGGCCGCCGACTGGCTCAGCGCCGACGAGAAAGCCGACGCCCGCGCGATCTTCGAAGGCAAGACCAGCGGCGTCCAAGCCTGCCACTTCTGCGCCGGCATCCACGCCCGCGTCGCTGGCCTCGAACCCCATCAGCAGCCCTGCCCGAGGGTGAAGCGCATCGAACGGCACCCCGACGGGTCGGTCCTCGCAGTGGAGTACTGGCGGCCCGGCGCGCGGGAGATGCGGATCGTCTACCCCGCGGACGCGTACGACGACGAGGACGAGCAGCAGGACTGAGTGGGGGTGAGTCGTGGCGCGCCGTTCCGGGATCATCTCCTCCGCCAAGGCCATTCCCTCCGCCCAGGCTCCCTCGTCCGCGAACCAGGGGCTGCCGGGCACCTACTCTGGGCGGCCGTCGCCGCTCGCCGCGCAGTTGGACACCGGGGCGTCGGCGAACTGGGCGAGCGCCTACCAGCGGTACCTGCCCCGCCCGGCGCAGGACTTCACCGACGGCGCGTTCGGCCCGTTCTCGCCGATCCTCCCCGTGCCGGTGGACGGACCCGAGCAGGGCACCGACCTGCCCGACCCGCGCCTGTGGCAGTACCAGGTCGGGTGGAACCTGCCCACGGGCACCCCGGGGTCGGAGGGCTACAAGCTCGCCGACTTCGCCACGTTGAAGACGTTGGCGGAGTTGTACTCGGTCGCGCGGGCGTGTATCCAGCTCCGCAAGAACGAGATTTGCGGCCTGAACTGGGACATCTCTCCCACCTCCGAGGCGTCCAAGGCCATGCGCGGCGACACGGGCGCCATGCGGGACTTCGGGGAGCGCCGGGCGAAGGCCGTGAAGTTCTTCAACCGCCCGGACCCGGACTACTTCTCCTGGGGCAGCTTCTTGTCTGCGCTGCTGGAGGACGTGTTCGTGTACGACGCCCTGTCGCTGCTCATCCGCTCCAAGTGGGGCAAGGGCCGCGGCCGGGGGGTCCTCGGCTCCGACCTGGACTGCCTCAACCTGATCTCCGGGCCGACGATCAGGCCGCTGCTCGACATGAACGGCGCCCGGCCGCGGCCGCCCGCCCCGGCCTACCAGCAGTACCTGTACGGGGTGCCGCGCAGCGACATCATGACCGTGGTCACCGAGCGGGACCTGGACGAGGCGGGGCTGCGCGGCAAGGGCGGCAACACGTGGAACGCCGACCAGTTGATCTACCTGCCGATGGTGCCGCGCCGGGATTCGCCGTACGGGTTCGCGCCGATCGAGCGGGCTCTGATCCCGGTCATGGCGGGTCTGCAGAAGCAGGGCTTCCAGTTGGACTTCTACCGGGAGGGCACCGTCCCGGCGGTGTACGTGTCCCCGGGCGGGGTCAACGCGAACATGAGCCCGAATCAGATCCGGGAGCTGCAGGACGCGCTGAACGCGATCGCCGGGGACCCGGCCTGGAAACACAAGATCATCGTGCTTCCTGCGGACTCCAAGGTGGAACCCCAGCGGCCCCCGCAGCTCGCGGACCAGTTCGACGAGATCGTCATGTCGCAGGTGTGCATGGCGTTCGACGTGCAGCCCATGGAACTCGGGATCATGCCGAAGGTCTCCACCACCGTCTCGCCGGGCGCGTCCAACCAGATGGCCAAGGCCACCGCGAGCATTCACGAGCGGAAGGCCACCAAGCCGACGCTGACGTTCCTCGTTGACATCTTCAACCGCATCCTGCAGGACGTGTGCGGCCAGACGGACATGCAGTTCATGTTCGAGGGCCTGGAGGAAGACGAAGACGAGGAGACCCAGACCAACCTGATCGTCTCCCAGATCGGCGCCGGCCTGCGTTCCATCGACGAGGGCCGGGAGGTGCTGGGCCTGCAGCCGTGGGGCCTGCCCGAGACCAGCGACCCGGGGTGGGCGACCGCGACCGGGTTCGTGCCCCTCGGGCAACTCACCCCCTCCGGGGACGTGGCACCGGGCCCGCAGCCCGACGCGCAGAACCCGGCAGGCGCGGCCGCCGACGGCCAGCAGGCGGCGGCCGGCACTGCGACTCAAGGCGGCGCCAAGCCGGGAACGGGGAAGCCCGCCGACGCCGGGACTCCCGGGCATGCGGCCGCGCAAGCCGCAGCCGACGCCAGCAACCCGTCAGCGAGCAAGGGAGCCGGGGCGGGCGCCCACCCGCACCAGGTGCGCCGCGACGCCCACGTCCGGGCCGGGCAGGACACGGTGGAATCCCGGCTCCGTCAGATCGCCGACGCTTACCGTGACGGTCGTCTGACCGCGCCGGACGCGGTGGATACCGCGGTGGCGGCGATGGCCGGAGGCTACCGGCACGCCATGCGCGGCGCGGCCGCGCACGCCAAGGACGACCACGGCCCGAGCCGGGTGGCGAAGGTCGCCGACCTTGACCTGCTCGGCGGCGAGGACACGGGTGACGACACGGGCGATGAGGAAGGGGACGACTGGGCCGACGACGGGATCGACGCTGACGCCCAAGCCCGCGCCGAAACCCAGCGCCCCTACCTCGGCAGGCTCATCAAGGATCTCGCCGCCGGCGCCGCCGCCTCCCTCGGTGCGCGCTTGGCCCTGTACGGGCAGACCCTGATCGGCGCGTACAACGCCGCCTACGGCACCGTCATGGGACGCAACCGTCCCGGCTACGAGATCGTGTGGCGCCTCGGCAACGCCGAGCACTGCTACGAGTGCCGGGGCCGCGACGGGCAGGTCTTCACCCAGGACACCCTGCCCGGCTGGCCAGGCGACGGCGGGTTCGGCGGGGCGCTGTGCCTAGGCGGCCCGCGGTGCGCGTGCTGGCTGCAGTACCGACAGGCTGGGCAGGTCCTCGCCGAAGGCGGGAACACGCAGCGCGACGAGTCCGGCCCGTACTACCAGCAGCAACTCGCTGACATCACCGCGCGGCGGCAGCGGGCCGCGCGGGAGCGGCAGGACTTCGTCGACTCCCTCCCCGGCGGGGCCCAGGCGCGGGCGCAGAACCGCGACGACATCCGCCGCGAGCTCGCCCAATTGGAGAACCAGCGGATCCGGCAAGACGGCGGCTACCACGGCGTGTCCGTGGAGCCGCCGGACATCCCCGCCTCCGACGTCGCCGCGCACCCCGCTCACATGAAGGGAGCCGACGCGGAACTGGACGCCCTGGCGCGGCACGTCCGCAAGGGCCGGCTGCTGTCGACGTGGGAGCCGCGGCATGTGTCGCAGCAGCTCCTCGCCCGGGTCGCCGAGTACCACGCCAAGGGCCTGGGCATCGCGGAGGCCATTGCGGTCGCCAAGCAGCTGCGGCGGGTGGACACCAACGGGCAGGAGTACTGGGCCGACGACGAAGACACGTGGGCTGTTCCCGCTGGCGGCGGCGGCCCCGAGCTGGTGCCGCACGACGCGCACGGGATCGAGAACGCGGCGAAGGGCGCCCGGATCAGCGGCCCGTCCGTCGCGTCGGGTGTCGTAGTCGAGGAGATGCTGCGGAACTACCCGCAGCGCGCGCTGGAGTGGATGCGCGGCGCCCGCTGGGTCGGCCCGGTGCGCGTGCCCCTGGACCTGATCGATCTGGACGATGTCCACTCGTGGGCGGCGTCGCACCAGCCGGACCGGGTGCGGCATTTCGCCGACAAGCTCCGCGACGGGAAGGCGGTGCGGCCGGTCATCGCGGTTCAGGAGCCCGGCGACCCCAAGGTCAAGGTCATCGACGGGCATCACCGTACCCTCGCCTACCAGATGCTCGGCCAGCCGGTCATCGCCTACGTCGGCCTCGTCGACCAGGACGGCGGCCCGTGGGACGAGACCCACGCCTTCCAGCACCACCAGGACACTGACCCGGCCAGCAAGACGGCGGGGAAGGTGTCCAAGGCGGAGGTCAACTACCGGCCGTCCAGCGATCCGCGTCGGCGCTGCGGCACATGCGTGATGTTCCAGGCGCCCCACAGTTGCACGCTCGTCGCCGGCACGATCCAAGCCGGTGACGTGTGCGACCGGTGGGCGCCGAAGAACACCAGCAAGGCAGCGCCGCCCGTGGCGGCCGGCGTCGCCGTTCGCGCGGCGGACACCGGCCGGGTCCTGATGCTGCAGCGAGCCGTCACGAACGGCGACCCTGCGGCTGGTGCCTGGGAGTTCCCCGGCGGCTGCCTGGAACCCGGGGAGACGGCGGCCATGGGAGCGGCGCGGGAGTGGCAGGAGGAGACCGGCTGCGCGCTCCCGCCAGGCCACCTGACCGGCCGCTGGGCGAGCCCCAGCGGCGTGTACGAGGGCCTGGTGTACGAGGTGCCGTCGGAGTCGGACGTGCCCATCAGCGACGGCCGCGACGCCGTGATCAACCCCGACGATCCGGACGGCGACGTCTTCGAGGCACTCGCCTGGTGGTCGCCCGAGCAGCTCGCCGACAACCCCGCCGTCCGAGCCGAACTCCTCGCCGACCTCGATCTCGTCCTCGATGCGCTCGGAACCGACGAGACGGTGAAGGCCGCGGCGCTGTTCAAGGCCGCCGAGCTGCACGGCAACCCTCAGGCGCTGCGCCGCTGGTTCGAGCAGGGCGCAGGGGGGCGCATCCCCTGGGGTGAGCCCGGCGACTTCGACGCGTGCGTCCGGGTCGCCTCGGAGCACATGAGCGAGGAGCAGGCCCGCGGGTTCTGCAACCTGCGTCACCGGTCAGCGACCGGCATGAGCACCAGCGCCCACGCCGAGCAGGACAAGCGGTGAGCGGGTATGAGAGCAGCCCGGTGAGCCCCGCCGGGCTGCTCGCCGCCCTTGCCGCCGCGCTCAACGCCTGCGACGACGCAGGACTGGATGTGCGGCTCAAGCACGGCGCGGTCTACACCGGCCACGGCTACGTGCTGCCCCTCGCTGGCGGGCGCTGGGCCGCCCGCACCCTCACCTACACCGAGTTCTCTCCCGCGACGGGCGGGACGCTCGACTGATCCGCGATGGACCCCGGCGCGCGGGGCCCGACCAAGACGAACCCGCGTACACCTGCTGGGAGAACCCGTGGCAGCCACACTCACTCCGTCCGGCGAGCTCACCTACGTCAGCTTCGGCATCGAGAAGACCGAGACCACCCCGGACGGGGATCTCCTCGTGTGGGGCAAGGCGTCGGATGGGTCTCTCGATTCCGACGAGCAGATCGTCGACCCCGACTTCTCCGCCAAGGCCATCCGTGACTGGCTCGCTACCGGCGCGAACGTGCGGGTGCAGCACAACGCCCAGCGGGACCCCGCCGGGATCGGCGTCGAAGCCGAGACCGACCCGGAGGGGGCGACGTGGGTGAAGTCCCTCGTCATGGAGCCGGTCGCGAAGCGGCTGGTGGAGAAGGGCGCCCTGCGCGCCTACTCCGTCGGCATCGCCCGCCCGAAGATCGTCCGTGACAGCGTGGCGCGCGGCGGCCGCATCGTCGACGGGGAGATCTGCGAGATCAGCCTCGTGGACCGGCCTGCGAACAAGAACTGCACCCTGCAGTTGCTGAAGGCCGCCAAGGACGGCGCCCCCGAGTGGGTCGGCAAGGTCTACGGCGGCGACGTCCTCACGAAGTCCTCCGGGGGTGACGTGGTGTCCGTTGACCTTCCCGCGGACGTGTCGGTGTCGTTCTCGCCCGCTGACCTGGCGAAGCTGCTGGAGCACCGGCGTGTCGCCGAGCAGCGCCAGGCGGCGAAGGCCGCCGCCGAGCCGGAGTTGGAGAAGCGGGACGTGGACCCGGACGTGGGCGGCGGCGTCGACAGGGACAAGCTGAAGGACTCCGACTTCGTCTTCCCCGA